GAAAAGTATGTACAAAATGATAAAAGTGGAACATATAAAAATTTAATTGTAAAAGAAGTAGTGTTGTGTGAACTTAATTTATATAAAAATATATTAAAAAGAATAAAAGGTAACAGTACCGGAATAAACAATTTAAAAATTTAAAAAATGGAAACTTTAAATGTAAAATCAAAAAATGAAATTGATGTAGTAAATCAGGAAGCATGGAATGTTTTAAAAAGAGATTTGATTTCTACTATTAACAAAAACGTAGCTAAAGGAAAAACTAAATTTGATGCAATTCTTGGAATAGAAGTATTTTTTGAAAAATTTAAAGAACAGAGTTTTCAAGTATTTTTTAATTTAGTATCTGCTCCTACTAAAAGTGCTGAACAATTAGTAATACTTGAATCTGCAAATAATCTTGCTGAATTTATTTTTATTACTGTTACAATGAACTTAGTAAGAGAAAGAATAGAAGGTAAAGGTGAAGAATTTTTAAAAGGTTTATTATAATGAGTTTATATTTAAAATATCGTCCGGATGAATTTAGTAAAATAAAAGGAAACAAGGAAATTGTTTTAGCTTTAAAAGGAATGTTAAAGGACAAAACAACTTTTCCACATGCTTTTTTATTTTATGGTTCTACTGGTTGCGGAAAGACTTCTTTGGCCCGTATTGTAGCTAAAGAATTAGGTTGTGCTGAAAACAATGTTATTGAAATTGATACAGCACAATTCAGAGGAATTGACACAGTACGTGATTTAAGGAAAAACGTAATGTTTACACCATTGGGTGGGGGTATTAGGGTTTATATATTGGATGAAATTCATAAAGCTACCGGGGATGCTCAAAATGCTTTATTAAAAATACTTGAAGATACACCTAATCATGTTTATTTTATTTTATGTACAACTGATCCACAGTCATTATTACCAACTGTAAAAGGACGTTGTAGTCAGTTTCAGGTACAGTTATTAAATGATGATGAAATGCAAGAATTATTACAGGAAATAACTGAAAAAGAAGGTGAAAAATTAGAACAGGAAATTTATGACACTATTATTGTTGACGCACAGGGGCATCCACGTAATGCTTTAACTGTTCTTGAACAGGTATTAAGAACACCTGCAAAAAGGCGTTTGGCAATAGCTCAAAAAACAGCAGAAGAACAAAGTGAAAGTATAGCATTGTGCAGGGCTTTGATTAAACGTGAAAGCTGGAATAAGATTAGTACAATTTTAAGAGGATTAAAAGGGCAGGAACCAGAAAGTATTCGCAGAGTTGTAATTGGTTATGCTTCAAGTGTGTTGTTAAATAAGGATGATTCAATAGCTGGTCTAATACTTGAATGTTTTAATGAACCATTCTACAATACCGGGTTTCCGGGTTTAATATTTGCTTGTTATCAAATTTGTAAAAATTAATTAAAAATGGAAGAATCAAAAAATGACAAAGTATGGGTGACTATTTCAAGAACAATAAATCTTGGAAATTACGAAAATGTAAAAATTGATTGCGGCATGTCACAAACAATTAATGAAGGAGAGGCTCCTATTAATCTGATTGAAAATATTCAGAATGAATTAAGTGCAAATTTATTAAGTTTCACTAAAAAAACAAAAGAAAAAAATGAATTACGTAAAAGATATACAGATTGATGAAAATTCGTTAGATATTGAATGGTTGGAACAAGCCCAGCTTGCAGTAAAATATGCTCAATATTGGAATGAATGTAATACTGAATTGATACGTGCAGAAGAAAATGTAAAAGTTGTAACTGCTGAGTTAATTGCTAAAGTAAATGAAGACCCCGATGAATGCTTGGGTATAGGAATAAAACCTACTGTTGCAAACATAGAATCATTTTATAGAAACCATCCTGATCATAAAGCTGCAAAAGAACGGTGGATTGTTGCTATGTCAAAGAAAAATGATGCTGAAATTATTAAAAATGAAATTGCTTTTACACGTAAAACAGCACTTGAAAATCTTGTACAGTTACACGGTCAACAATATTTTGCAGGGCCTAAAGTACCCCGTAATTTATCTAATGAAAGATTAAAATTTAGTGAACGTCAAGAAAACAATAAAAGAATAAGAAAAATTTAACCATTAATTTTTAGTAATTATGAAAGAAAAATTTAGTTTTAAAGGTAAAATGAAAAAGAACGCTGAATCCCGCAAAAAAGGATTTAGTTATGGCTACTTAAATATTCCAAAAGGAATTGAAATGTTTTCAGTTACAGCTCCCAGTAATATTGTAATGGATATTATACCTTATCTTGTAACAGATAAAAACCATCCTGATAAAGATACTGAAGCTGAAATTGCAGTTGAAGGGTCATATTGGTATAAACGTCCATACAAAATTCATAGAAGTATTGGTGTAAACAATGCTACTATTATATGCCCTACTTCAATAGGAAAGAAATGCCCTGTGTGTGAATACAAAGAAAAATTACTTAAATCCGGTAAAGAATATGATGATGAAGATGTAAAGGTGTTGCGTACAAGTGAACGCAATTTGAATGCTGTAATTGTTAAATCTTTAAAAGTTGGCAAAAAGACAGAACATTTTGAAGATAATAAGATTTCTCTATTTGATTTTTCTGATTATTTATTTCAGGAAAAATTAGAGGAACAATTATCTGATAAAGATGAATTTGAAACATTCTTATCTTTGAATGAAGGATATTCACTTGAAGTACGTTTTGCCGAGGCAACTTTGGGGTCAAATAAATACCCTGAAGCTACACGATTTGATTTTGTAGAACGTGACAAACCATATAAAGACAAAATACTTGAAATGGTTCCAAATCTTGATGAATGTCTTAATGTTTTACCATATAATGAAATAAAAGATATGTTTTTTGAGTCTATTACTGATGATAATGACAATGATGAAGATGAAGATGAGGAAGAAGAAGAAAGACCAAAAAAATCAAATTCAAAGAAAAATAATAAAGGAAAGCGTGTAGTAGAAGAAGAAGATGAGGATGAAGAAGAAGATGATGAGGATGAAGAAGAGGATGAAAAACCTGTTCAAAGAAAGAGAAAAACAAATGTAAATCAATGTCCTAATGATCATACTTTTGGAAAAGATACTGATAAATTTGAAGATTGTGAGGATTGTGAATTATGGAATGATTGTTATGCAGCCAAACGAAAAAATAAGAAGGCATGAATAAAACGCTAAAAAGAAGGACTATTCTGAAAAAAGTTGCAAAAGAACAAAAAAGGGAAGCTACTTTCTTGGGGTTATATATCTCAAAGGAAGTAGCATCCTTCCTTTCACTTTACAGTTTAGCCAAAGGTATTACAAAAACTACTATTGTGACTGATGAAATTAATCGGTGGCGTAGTGAACGATTACGTGACAGTACAGATGAAGAATTAATTGATGAACTTGTAAAACGTTCAATACAGGCATATCGTAAAATGAGAAAAAATAAGCCAATGTTTTTTCCTTTTTGTGGATTAGTCCGTGCTGAATTAAAACGCAAAGGAGTTGCACCTGAAATTATTGAAAAAGTAATAAAAAGAATGATACATGAAAAGAAGCAGGGGTAATAGTATTCATAGTCAAATAAAAAAACACATCAATCAATCTACTAAAAAGAAAGAATATGATGGAAATGAACAATCAGTTATTAGTACAGGGTCTACTTTACTCGATCTCGCAATTAGCGGAGGAAGAATTAAAGGCGGAGGAATCCCTGCGGGTATTCTTGTTGAAGTGTTCGGACCTTCCGGAAGTGGAAAAACAGTTTTACTTTCAGAGATTGCAGGTAATATTCAACGAAACAACGGGGAAGTTATGTTCCATGACCCAGAAGCAAGACTCAATAAGCAATTTGCTCAACTCTTTGATCTTGATACTTCACGAATTGCGTACACAATTCCAAATACCATACCAGAAGTTTTCAGTTCAGTTAGAGGATGGGATCCGGGAGGTAATATAAACGGAATTATGGCCGATAGTCTTGCTGCACTTTCAACTGATCTTGAAATGGAGAATAAAGATGGTGATAAAATGGGAATGCGCAGAGCTAAGGAATTTTCAGAAGAATTGCGTAAAACGTGCCGTATTTTACAACAAAAGAATTTTCTTATGGTTTGCAGTAATCAAGTAAGGGTAAATATGGATGCAGGGCCGTATGGTCAAAAATATACAACTCCAGGTGGTGAAGCTATTGGA